GTTTTTTGCCTTAATTCGCTCTTCATCACTCGTAAATAGATTATCTATAACCTTACCTACTTCGCCAATTACTCCTGTTGTAAACCAACTTAATATTTTTTTCATTTTAATTGTACCTTTTTAAGTTTACAAAATAATTTAATTGTAAACAGATGAGTTTACCACTGAATTTGAAATTGTATAATACCTAGAAATATATTGATCTCTTCATACTCAAAATTTTCTTCTGCTTCCATATATCCAAGTCCAAAAATAAAAGACTTTGGAAACAATATAATTAAATTTATATCTGCCATATTAAAATTGATTACTTATCCATTCGTATTCTTTTGTAGCATCAAAACAAGGACAACTTTTTGCAGCAAAATCTCTATGACTGTAAATTCTGGCAGAAGTGTATAATGTTTTTAAGGTACATAAAATTTCTTCAAGTGCTTCTCTTTGCTGTGGCGTTCTGGTGTCTTTTGCAACCCATTTTCCGTCCTTACCTCTTTCGTTTTCTACTCCACCAATATAGCATACTCCAATGCTATCGTAATTATGCCCTTTTGTGTGTGCGCCACTTTGTTCAATCGGTCTACCCTCTTCAATTTCTCCGTCTAAACTAATAACAAAATGATACCCAATATCACGCCACCCTCTTTTTAAGTGCCACTTACGGATCGTATCTACTGAAATATCTTTACCCTCTTGTGTAGCTGAACAATGTACTATTATTTTGCTTATTTTACGCATTTTGTATCAAATAAGAAGTTTTAAATCTATCTATTTTTCGCATACGCATTTAGTTTTTAAAGTTTCTAATTTAGCGTTCCACCAAAAGTGTAAGCTACATTTTTTGTCTTCTAACCAATCTGCTAATTTTCTTAATCCTTTAATCATTTTTTTTGTTTTTAGTCATTAAATACCACTTGTGAAGTGTATATCCTATTGAAACTAACATCAGTGTTAATTTTAATACAACGTCTATATTCGTGAAACTAATCATTAAGCTACTCCCATTTATTGCATATATTTTTAAATCTTGAAATGTCATTTTTTTATTTTTTAATCTTGTATTGTTAACGTAGCAATTACAGGCGTAATTAAATCGTCAATTTTTGATTGAACATTATTTTCTATATTAGAAACTTGTTTTTCTCCCATTGTTAACTGCGTCCAATTTGTAACTATTTCGTTGGTTAAATCTGAAAACGATATAAAAGGATTATCTGGATTGTAGGTTATAAGCTGTTGACCAATAACAGTTGCTGTATAAGGTATGTCATTTGGATCTAATACATCTGATTTTCCTGTAACTTTCCAATTAACATTATATACTACATCTGCTTCTTGATTTTCTTCTATATAAACATCTACTGTTTTACAATCCCACGTGTATTTTGTCATAATTTTTTATTTTTAATCTACCAAGTATTTGTTTTAATATTAACCCAAGAATAGGTATTTGCTCCTGTCTGCATACATACATCTACATAACTAGCATTTGAAGTCTTATAATATCTTTGAGATCCTTCTAATTGTGCTGATGCTGCTGCAGTATTATTCGCAAATTGAATACTCTTATTAGATCTTATTACTCCATTTACTGAAACATTCTGAACGTAAGACGACGGCTGCCCAAAGTAAATTATACTATTGTTTCCTGCGCTTATAAAGTTTATGCCAGAAATTCTTTCAAAGTCTAATGTATTAATTCTCGCAACTCCTTGAACTTCAAAATCCTTTGTTGGATTAGTCGTGTTTACACCTACTTTACCCCCATTAAAAGTTGTGTTTCCGTTAGCTCTTACACTTATAGTTTCTACGTTAGAACTGTTTTTTAAAATTACTTTTCCACTTCTATTTTCGTAATATATCCCAGATGCTGCCGTAGCTTGATCGTTCAAACCTATAAATGCCCAATCGGTTGGATTACTGCTTCCGTCATTTTGTGTTAATGAAGCTCTTATAGTTCCATTTACGTGAAGTTGTTCTTGTGGGTTAGCTCCTACTGTATTTATACCTACTTGACCACCATTTATTACTGTTTCACTAGCTTCAATTAAAACATCACGACCAGCTCTAATATCTATTTTACCATTCTGGTTCATAATCCTAAATAATGAATTTGAATCTCCGTTCGATAAATTTATACTTCCTTGAAGATTTCCACCAGAACCACCAACACCTGTTTTTTCTATGATAAATTCACTATCAAATTTAATCTTATCTCCAGTCGACATTTCAATATCTGTTCCACCAGACGTGTTTCCTTGTGTAAGAGTTTGAGCTAAATTTTCAGCAGGAACTGCGTCTACATAATCTTTTACTGCAGCACTAGTAGGTATTGAAGTATCGTTATCATTAGCTGCAATAGTTTTTGCTTCTGTTATAATTTCATCAACAGTAGCAGCACTTGCAGTTCCGTCTGTTATTTTATCTATTGTTAAAGTACCTGTAATTTCAGCACCATTATTTATTTTACCTAAATTTAAAGCACTATCGTTTCCTAATCCGTCCGTTATTACAATTTTACCGTTAGTAGGCAGTCCAATTGAACTATCATCTATTTTTAGCAATCCGTCGTATGTATCCTTTATTTTTTGCCCTGTTAATGTTGCCATAATTTACTAGCTTTGTTGTTTATTTTTACCTTTAATGTGGTTATTTGTAGCCACTTGATCTGTATATACTTTAAGGAATTTCTTTAAAAGTTCAATATTCTTTTTTTTTGGTTTGCTTTTTCTTATCATAGTACCCAACCTACAAAATTTGCGTCTGTATCTGGAAACATATCTGCATTTTGATTTGCGTTATATTCTGGAAACAAAGTGTTATTAAAACATATGTAATCTATAAAACGTCTAGTATAAAATTGAGCAAAATTCCTATGCTTATCAATTAAAGTATCAACTTCGTTTTTTGTTACACTTTCGCTGTTTTCTGAAATATGTTTAAATACTCCACCATTAGCTACTTGATAGGCAGCAAAAGGTAAATAATCTACCATTGCAAAATGAATTAACATATCTTTTATGTACTCATTTACTAAACTTAAATAGTTTCCTGTTAAAGTTCCTGCAAGAATATCTGCAGAGATCCTGTCATAAAGTGCTGTACCTAAATAGTTTTGTATGTGGATCTGCTGTGCTATCTTAATAAATTGTATAAACTTATCAGTGTCTACATTACCGTCTAGTAATGAATTACGTTTTATATCTGTTGGTGTTATAAATAATGCCGTTGCCATATCCTATCTTTTTTTCTTTTTACTTTTCTTTTTACTCCAACTTGGGTGGTGTCCGTTATTTGGCATATCTACTGGTGCTATTATAGATTGTGCTGTACCTCTTGGGTTTATATTATAACTTTTAGGTATTGATCGTGTTCTTTTGTAGTCTGAAAACTCTGGACTTTCTACTGATTTGTCTTTTAATCTAAACAAAACTTTTTTCCAGACGTGGTGGCAATAAACTCCACCTTTAAATTTAAACAAATCGTATGGTTGTGCGTTATGACCTAGATTTGAATTAACTCCTCTGCGACTTGCTTGGTCTATATCTTCTAATCTATAAACAGCAGGGTAACCTTTTGAGTCAAACCTAGACATCATTGTAGAACAAAAATCTCTGCTATCTCCACCTGTTTTTCTTTTTTGGTGGTATTTGTATCGGATCTTATAAAAAGACTTATCCAGATAACTAAATCCACTTGGTTTTGACGTTACATATCCTGCTAATTTTTCTGCTAAATTCTGTTTTTCGTTTATTAAATAACTTGCCCAAACTTCATCTGAATACTCTTCACCGTCACATTCAATCTCATCTACAAATTCCCAACTCTCATCTAGTTCGTTAATCTCTAAATTTTCTAAAATTTGACTTGAAATTTCGTCTGTAAGTTCTATTTGCTCCGACATTTTAACCCCTGTTTCTTCTTCTTGCGTCTCATCGTCAACTAAATCTTTATCAAATGACGTGAATTCGAGTGGTTGAAGCGTTTTAAAGTACAAATTAAGGCTTATCTCGTTAAACGCTAGTATTTGGTCGAACGATCTTATTAAAAGGTCTTGAAATGGACGTATTACAGTGTTATCCATTAACGTACTAGCCGTCATTAACTCATCTGCATTATTTCCAAAACCAGATTGATCTTTAATTCCTAAAAGCATAGGACTAACAACTCTATGCGATACCATTATTTTTCTCATACTCTCATCAGATAAAAATTGATATTGATTGTGAGCGTCAGATAATTGTACTGCTTCAATGCTGCTTTCAGCGTCTTTGTTTTCGTTAAAACTTAATATAAATCTACCTGCATTACTTGATCCAGAATACTTCTCTAAAATACGTCTTTCAATTCCTTCTCGCTCCTCTTCATTTGGCACACCATTATTAAAATTAATAAGCATACTCGGTGCAAGACCGTTCATAATATTATTGAGGTGGTAATTACTTACTTCTTCTTCTAATTCAGCATATTGCAACCCACCTTGATAATCAACAGGTGCAAAGTAAAAATGACCTGCCACATAAGGCTTTACATAAAGTATTTCTATGCTTTCTTTTGAAGATCCAAAAACAGGTATTCTGGTCGGTTTATCACTTGGTTTAATTTGCTCCCAATCGTGAAAATAATAATACGCTTCAACGTCTCCGTCTTCATTACATTTTTCTGGTGCTAATGTTTCAACAGGAATATGATCTATTGCTGCAATTGTTTTCCTGTCTTTTGAGTAAATTATTTGTATTGCACACTGTCCCATTAATTTAAGATCATAACAGAATTTTCTTACTGCTTCGTCTTTTAAAAGTGTTATTGCTTGTGCGTATTCGTTTGGCTTTTTATTGCTGTCAGTAGCGTCCAATCCTTTACCGAATATCATTTGAGAAATTCCGTTTATAATTGCATTATTTGTTGGACTGCCAGAATACCTGTCTAGCAAATACTTAAAATAATCATTACTATTACCATAAGTAACCCAATCTTTGGTTTTATTTACAGTAATATCTGGACTCGTGTAATTACTTAAATTTACAACATTAATCTTTCCTTGTTCTGGTTTTCTTCTGCTCATATTACAATGTAATCATTATTACTTTCAACTTCTTTATATTGGTCTTTATTTATTGAATAGGTTTTATTTATTTTTTGATCAATAACTTGATCCGTTACAAAAATTTTGTCTTTGTAAATGTTTTTATTTGTTATAGTCTCCTTTATTCTAAACGTGTAATATCTGTCCTTAACTAATCCGTCAATTGATGCTCCAATTTCCAAATAATCGCCTTTCATTACAGACGTTGATGTATGTGTCAACAAATTGCCTGTAATATCGTCAGTAATACTTAATTCAATGTTTGTAGAATTTAATGCTAGTCTAGGTATTACGTGAATAATCTGTACTGTATCTATTGTTTTTAATACTATCATAAATCTATAACGAGAAAATAAATAATATTTGCAAAAGTTTGAATAAAAAAAAAGGGCAACCAAATGGCTACCCTATTATTTCAGTAATTAGAAAATATTAAATATCGTCTATATTTGAAGAACTTACTGTTATTCCTACTCCTGCAAGTCCACCATATAAAAAGTTAGCAGCTTTTTTCTCCATTCCTTGAAATGTTAAAGTATAACCAGATAAATCACCCATTCCTGCTCCTGTTACTACTGTACCTCCATTAAGATCTGCTCCAAATTCAGTACCTACTAACATTGCGTTTCCGTTATTGTCTTCTACTACAATATGTGGTCTTGCAACAGCTAATAAAGCTAACTCATCATTAGATTGAACAGATAACTTTTTTAATGTTAAACTTACAACTTGATCGTAAAATGTAGTCCCATTTTCTCTACTTGATGTAATTGTCTGCTCTAAACTGCTGTTACCTTTAAGGGCAAATTTATATGCTGTTGGTGTTCCTGCAAGTGCTGTAATTTCTCCACTTGTTCCAGTTGGCTCTCCTACTGGTGTGCCGTACGTAATCGCTCCTAACGTTCCGTGATCTATAAAATAAACGGCAGTTAATCCACCAACGCTATCTTTACAAGGCTCTAATCTTCCTTTATTTATTAAACAACTCATTTGCTTTTGGTTTTTGTAAACTTACCCTCGTTATTAAGACAAGGGTAAATTTGATTAATTATTATGCTCCGTAATATACAATGTCAGATGCAATACCATACTGCACTCCTGCTGTATAACGCATTACAAATCT